ATGTAGTTTATCCTGAAAAGGGTGGAAAAAGGTTAGGAACACATTCTACCAAAGAAAAAGCAATGGCTCAGTTAACAGCGATAGAACTTTCTAAGAAGGGAATAAAAAAGGAATCAGATGATTACACGTTTGGTCCCGATTGGATACCAACAAGCTTAGCTCAAAGAAAGAAGATGAAGCGTATACACGGCAAATTAAACAGAAGTATACGAGAACAAGAAAACAATATTAAAAAATTAATTGCAGTTTACCCTGGTAGATTTCAACCATTTGGTCCACATCATAAAGCATCTTATGAGTTTTTAAAGAGTAGGTACGATGAAGTTTATATAGTAACTAGTGGTAAAACTGGAGGTGCAAGACATCCGATGAACTTTGCACAAAAGAAAAAGCACATGATTAAAATGGGTATTCCGTCTAAAGCAATTGTGCAAGAAAAACAACCTTACATTCCAAAAAAACTATTATCCAAATTCGATGGAGATACAACTGCAGTCGTATTTGCTGTTGGTGAAAAAGATGAAGGTAGGTTGACAAGCGGAAAATATTTTAAACCATACAGAAAAAATTATAATAGACTACAGGGATTTGATAATCATGGTTATACATTACAAATACCTCACACCAGCATAAAGGTAGGAGGCATGGAGATAAGCGGTACAACTATGAGAAAACTTTTAGGTTCTGAAAAATTTGATCTTAAAGCAAAGGAAAAGTTTTTTAAAAAACTGTTTGGTTACTTTGATCAAAAGACATTTGACTTATTTACAAATTCATTTCAAGAGGCGATAAAGTTAGACGTTGAAGTTGGTGATACAATTTTAGTTGGTAGATTTAAAAATAAAAAGATGAAGGTAAAGTCTATAGGTAAAGACGAACATGGAATGCCGACAATAAACAACAGAAAAATTGTTACATTTAGAAAATTAAAAGAAGAAAAGGAGTTACTATTAATGGGAGGAGCCTACGGACACATGGCACACCCGTTTGATGATTACGGATTGACCTTTGGGGAACTAAAGGATATAATAGACTTAGGGTTACAGGGTAAATTAGACAAAGAAGAAGCCGTCACAGAGAAATTAGACGGACAAAATATAATGATTTCGGTTATAGATGGAAAAGCTGTTGCTGCAAGAAATAAAGGAGACTTAAAGCGGGGAGGTATGAGCTTAAAGGGAGTTCAAGCAAAATTTGCAAATCATATTCCTAGTGTTAGGGATGCCTTTGTATTTTCTATGAAAGATATAGCATCGTCCGTTGAAAAGATGTCTAAAAAAGATAGTTTAGCTTTGTTTAATAACGGTAAAAATTGGGCAAACATAGAAATAATTTATCCCGAAAATAAGAACGTTATTGATTATGATGGTGGAGCAACTATTGTTTTTCATGGTATATTAAAATATAATCAAGCATGGATACCTTCTGGAGAGGTAAAATCAGGTGGTGCAAAGCTAGCTTCTATAATCAACAAGCTTAATAAACAAATCAAAACAAAATTTGCATTCAAAGGACCAAACATTATAACTTTGCATAAAGACAAGGACTATTCCGCAAAGAAAGGAAAATATATCGGCGCTTTGAACAATTTACAGAATATATATAGATTAAAGGATAGCGATGAGCTATCGTTATATCATCAACACTTTTGGTTAGAATACATATTAAATGGTGCCAATTCTTCGGACTATTCGAATATTCCAGACAATGTTCTGTATCCGCTTATGAAACGATGGGCATTTTCTGATAAGAGTTATAAAATGACAGAGATAAACAAGTTAAAGGATGAATATCCAAAGTTTGTGGATTGGGTAAAAACAACCGAAAAGTTAGATCATAAAAAGATGCTTAAAGACAATATGAAGCCATTTGAAGAGATATTTTTTGGTGTTGGAGCAGAAATTTTAGCAAATGCTAGTAATTTCTTAAGTGTAAGTCCAGATAAAACAGCTAAAAAATTAGTAGATGATTTAAACAAAGCCGCAAAATCGTTGAGCTCCAAGAAAGATTTCTCAAATATTGATAAATTAAAAACACAATTGCAAAGATTAAAGGCAATGCCAGATTTATCTAAAGCTGCTCCGTCAGAGGGATTAGTTTTTAAATACAATGGTAAAGTTTATAAGTTTACTGGATTCTTTGCACCAATTAATCAGATTTTAGGTTTAGAAAAATTTAGTAGGTAGGTTATGAATAGTGAAGATAGAGCTTTAAAGAATATCCTTACTGGTCAACCAAACGAAAAGAGAGTAATGGTTGGTTATGAGGGTAAAAAACAAAAATCGGGCGATATAAAAAGCAAATTAACGGACATTATGGCATCAGTACGTATGCCGTGGTTTTGTCCAAAGTGCGATCGCATAATGAAAAAAAGATTGGACAACAAAATGTGGAGACTCTTTAATCATTGTTTTGAGTGTCAAGTAGATTTCGAACACGACTTAAGAACATCTGGAAAGTACGATGATTGGGACCATAAGCGTGTCATAAAAAATAAGATTGCTATGATGAAAAATCATATTGAAGAATTAAAACAGTGGAAAGATTTAAAAATGACAGTAGTAGAACCAGTTAACGTAGATACTGGATTTGTACACAAAGAAGAATACGAGACGCCAAAGGAACTCATAGACGAAGCAAACAACGCAATAGTAGAAATATCAGCAAAACTAAAAGAATTCGAATCATATTTGGAGACAGAGCTTGGCAACTAAAGCACAAATACGGAAAACAATACGGGAAGAGTACGTTAAGTGTGCAATGGATCCAGTTTACTTTATGAGAGAATACTGTTACGTACAACATCCAGTTAAAGGAAAAATAAAATTTGATCTGTATCCCTTTCAAGAGAAAACACTATCAGATGTTGCTACTCATGATTACAACATTATTTTAAAAGCAAGACAGTTGGGAATATCAACTTTATCTGCTGGTTATTCTTTATGGTTGATGAATTTTCATAGCGATAAAAACATATTGGTTATTGCTACCAAGCAGGAAGTTGCCAAAAACCTAGTAACTAAGGTTAGAGTTATGCACAAAGAACTTCCAAACTGGTTAAAACAGGGATGTGCAGAAGACAATAAATTATCGTTAAGATATAATAATGGATCACAAATAAAAGCTATATCATCAACTGGAGAAGCTGGTCGTTCAGAAGCATTGTCATTATTGATAATAGACGAGGCTGCATTTATTAAAAATATAGATGAAATATGGACAGCGGCTCAAAGTACATTGTCAACTGGAGGTAAATGTATTGCGTTATCTACTCCAAATGGTATGGGTAATTGGTTTCACAAAACATGGGCCGATGCTGAAGCTGGAACAAATAATTTTAACTTTATTAAATTACATTGGACTGTACACCCAAGTAGGGGTAAAACTTGGAGAAGAGAACAAAACAAATTGTTAGGTCCAGATATGGCAGCACAAGAATGTGATTGTGACTTTGTAAGTTCTGGTCAAACTGTTATTCCTGGACCTTTATTAAAGGAAATACAGGACGATTTTGTTATTGATCCAATAGAAAAAAGATACAACGATGACATGTGGATATGGTCTCATCCGACCCCAAATAAAAAATATATGGTATCTGCAGACGTAGCGAGAGGTGACGGATCAGATTATTCTGCATTTCATGTTATGGACCTAGAAACTTTAGAACAAGTCGGTGAATTCAGAGGAAAGGTTGATACTACTAGATATGCTACAATATTAATAGGGGTTGCAACTGAATATAACGATGCATTACTTGTTGTAGAAAACAATAACGTTGGATGGGCAGTATTACAGGCAATAATAGATAGAGATTACAAAAATTTATTTTGGATGAAAAAGGATCTAAAATATGTAGATTCTAATACCCAATATACTAACAAATACAGAGGAGAAAACAGGGCAATGATTCCAGGGTTTACTACTTCAATGAAAAGTAGACCTTTAATTATTGAAACAATGTCTAAATTTCTACGTGATAAATCTGTTAGACTAAATTCTATTAGATTAGTCGATGAATTATTTGTTTTCATATTTAATAATGGTAAGGCAGAAGCTTTGAAAGGCTATAATGATGATTTAGTTATGAGCTTTGCTATTGGATTGTGGATAAGAGAAACGGCTCTTAGATTACATGAAGAAAATATGAGAATAACTAAAGAAGCAATATCTAAGATAGATACAAATTCTGGAGTTTATACAGTAGAAGAAGAAAACGACTACGGTTGGAAGCAACGAGTCGGTGATAAAAAGGAATCAATAACCTGGTTGATATAACATGGCAAAACAAGATACATTTTTAGATAGAATACAACGATTATTTTCGTCAAACGTTATAGTCAGAAACGTTGGCGGAAAGAAGTTGAAAATAGTAGATACAGATGAAGTACAAGCTGGATCTAAAACATTAATGGATAGGTACACCAAACTGTTTAGTACACAAACTGGTTATGGTGGATATATGGGGTACAGTGGAGAACTAGCTAAAGCACAAAGAATAGCTTTATTTAGAGACTACGAAGCCATGGACGACGATTCTATATTGTCCTCAGCATTGGATGTATATGCAGACGAATCAACAATGAAATCAGAGTACGGAAATGTATTAGAAATTAAGTCAAATAATAACCAAATACAAGAAATACTACACAATTTATTTTATGACATATTAAACATCGAATTTAACTTGTGGCCGTGGATTAGGAATCTATGTAAGTATGGTGATTTTTATTTACATTTAGAAATAGCAGAAAAATATGGAGTAGTGAACGTTCTTCCGTTATCCCCATACGATGTTTCACGAATAGAAGGATTCAATCCAGAAAATCCAAACGAAGTAAAGTTTATTATGGATGCAACAGATCCAAGAAACATGCCTGGAAAAGCTGCTCAAACTGAATATCAAAACTTTGAAATAGCACATTTTAGATTACTATCAGATTCTAATTATTTACCGTACGGTAAGTCTATGGTTGAGGGTGGTAGAAGAGTATGGAAACAATTGTCTCTTATGGAAGATGCAATGTTGATTCACAGAATTATGAGAGCGCCAGAAAAAAGAGTATTTAAGGTAGATATTGGAAATCTACCACCCAGCGAAGTAGACACATACATGAAAAGAATCATTGATAAGTCTAAAAAGACTCCAGTTGTAGATGAGAATACTGGCGATTATAATTTAAAATATAATATGCAAAATTTAACAGAAGATTTTTACTTACCAGTTAGAGGTGGAGATAGTGGTACTAATATTGAATCTCTTCCTGGACTAACATACGAAGCTGTAGAGGATATTGAATATCTTAGAAATAAACTTCTGGCTGCATTAAAAATACCTAAGGCGTTTTTAGGCTATGAAGAACAGGTTGGATCTAAAGCAACATTAGCGGCTGAAGACGTAAGATTTGCTAGAACAATTGAAAGAATACAAAGAATAGTTATAAGCGAACTTACTAAAATTGCAGTTGCACACCTATATTCACAAGGGTACACAGATGCAGCAT